AAAGATGCTGTTGCTGATATTGATGCGAAATAGATAATCCATGGGCGATCTCACCCAAAAACAAGAGAATTTCTGCCAAAAGTTTGTTGAAATTGGTAATGCATCGGAAGCATATAGACAGTCGTACAGCGCTCAAAACATGAGTCCTGAGTCAATATGGCAAGAAGCATCAACCCTAAAAGAAACCCCTCATGTTTCCACCAGGATAAAAATATTACAAGAAGAACACGTTAAACGCCATGCTGTTACTGTGGATTCGCTGACAAAAGAGCTTGAAGAGGCGAGGCAATTAGCACTACACACAACCGTACTTCAGCCGTCGGCGGCTGTTGCTGCTACGATGGGTAAAGCTAAGATACATGGTATGTTGATCGATAAATCTGAGCATACTGGAAAAGATGGAAAAGATCTTAACGCTGTAGTAACTGTAACGGTTGCTGAAAGCATCACGAAAGAATTGGTAAAAAAATCACAGGATGAATACTAGATTAGTATCAGAACCTACTGAAAAGGAAGTTCACAGGATACTATGTGAGGATGATCATTTATTCTTTACCCGGTATTTCTTCAAACACAGACAATCAATAAAATTCAAAGTTAATTGGCATCATTACGTAATTGCTGAGGCTGTAGAGCGGGTGTTATCCGGCGAGTGTAAAAACCTCGTTATCAATATACCGCCTGGCAGTTCTAAAACTGAGATGGTGGTTATCAATCTGATAGCGCGTGGATTGGCGCTTAACCCACGATCAAGATTCTTACATATTTCTAGCGGCGATGATTTGGTTCTGTTAAACTCACAAACTGCCCGTGATTTGGTGCAGTCTGAAGAGTTTCAGGCCTTATGGCCTATGGAGATTGCAAGCGATGCAAAAGCAAAAAAAAGATGGAACGTCATCGTTGACGGAAAAAAGGCAGGCGGTGTTTATGCCGTGTCACTTGGCGGCCAAATTACCGGATTCCGAGCTGGCCACATGGTTGAAGGTTTCTCAGGTGCAATCATTATTGACGACCCACTCAAGGCTGACGACGCATACAGTCCGGCAGCGGTTAAGACGGCTAATCGTCAGCTTTTAGGAACAGTGGAAAGCCGAAAGGCGCACCCCAATGTACCTGTTATCATCGTTATGCAACGCTTATGCGAGGGCGATAGCACAGGGTTCATCAAGGGCGGCAATATGCCCGGCGAATGGGAATGTGTTACCGTACCTGCCTTAGTTACCGATGAATATATAGAAAAATTACCAGAAAAAATACGATCACTTGTCGTATCTGATATACGAGATGATAAAGGACGTTTTTCATATTGGCAGTACAAAAACCCGCTCAATGAAATGCTTGCGCTAGAATCTGGCATGGGTAATGACCCTGATGGTAATGCAATATCGCGCTTTGTATTTAATGCTCAATATATGCAAGAGCCGCGTACTATGGGCGGCAATCTCATAACATACCGAAAAATTTATGCAGACACCGCACAAAAAATGGCAGAGCGCAATGATTACTCTGTATTTGAATGCTGGGGATATGGCGAAGATAGAAAAATATATCTCCTCGATATGCTTAGGGGAAAATGGGAAGCCCCAGACCTCACAAGACGAGCTGTGGAGTTTTGGAACAAACACAGTGCAATTAAAGAAAATGGTGCGCTGCGAAAAATGGTTATCGAGGATAAGTCCTCTGGTACTGGTTTAATACAAGAGATTAAACGGGCGCACAACATACCCATTGAACCGCGCGAACGTAATAAAGACAAGCTAACGCGTGTAATGGATGCGGTGGGATGGATAGAATCAGGACATGTGTGCGTTCTGAATGATTCGCCCTTTTTGAGTGATTTTATTACTGAATGCGAAGCGTTTGCGGCGGATGATAGCCATAAGCATGACGACCAGATTGATCCTATGTGTGATGCTATAATGGATATGCTATCTAGCAAGGCTAGAGGATTCTTTTAGTTTTAATTAACGAAATATTGATATAATGAACTGGTTTAAAAAACAATCGACTACCGATATAGTTAAGACGGTGCGCGGATTTTTTAACCCAGAACATAATAAATTAACGGCTGAATATGCTGTTGAAGTTAGAAAGCTTGATCTTCTGAAAAAAACATTTCAGAAGGACGCCAGTGAATTCGCCGCCGTCAATCCTGATGGTTCGCAGTTCGCAATGGATAGTGCATTATGTCAGCCTATCCCGCTTAAGATTCAGGGCGGATATCTGGGAAATGTATCGGAAGTATTACTCGAATACTATGCAGGTCAAGGATTCATTGGATGGCAAGCTTGCGCTATGCTTGATCAACATTGGTTGATTCGCAAGGCTTGTTCAATGCCAGCAAAGGACGCTTGCCGCCACGGGTATGAAGTAACGAGCAATGACGGGAAAGAAATAAAGCCTGAAGTACTGGATTATATCCGGCAAAAAGATAAAGAATTCAAGATCAAAAGCCATTGTGTTGACTTCGTTGCGAAAGGACGTGTGTTTGGAATTCGTATTGCAATGTTCCATGTGGATAGTCCAGATCCTGAATATTATCAAAAGCCGTTCAATCCTGACGGTATTCGCAAAGGTAGTTATAAAGGTATCAGTTTAATTGATCCAAATTGGGTCACACCAGAGCTTGATTTTGAAGCGGTTGCTAATCCTGCATCAATGCACTTTTATGAACCGACATGGTGGCGTGTTAATGCACAGCGTATTCATCGTTCGCACTTGGTGATTTTCCGCAATGGTAGCTTGCCTGATATTTTAAAGCCTACATATATGTATGGCGGCGTACCTGTCACGCAGCAAATTATGGAACGTGTGTATGCGGCAGAACGTACGGCGAATGAAGCTCCCATGCTTGCAATGACCAAGCGCCTAACCGTTCTTAAGGTTGATACCGCGAAGGTTTTTGGTGATTTGGAAGGCTTCAACGCACAAATGGAATTGTGGCTTGCATATCAAAACAACTTTGGCGCAAAGCTTATTGATAAAGAAACCGAAGAAATCCAGCAATTTGATACATCACTTAGTGAACTTGACGCAGTAATAATGACACAATACCAGATCGTTGCGGCGGCTTCTGGCGTTCCTGCGACTAAGTTACTCGGCACATCACCGAAGGGATTTAATGCTACGGGTGAATTTGAGGAAGCGAGCTATCACGAAGAGCTTGAAAGTATTCAAGAGCACGACTTATCGCCATTAGTAGAACGTCACCATTTATTACTTATCAGATCGGAAGTTGCGCCGAAGTTCGGTATCCCTCCATTTTCTACTGAAATAAACTGGCATCCTGTTGATAGCCCGACGGCGGCAGAGCTTGCGGATATTAACCTCAAGAAAGCACAAGCTGATTCTGCACAGGTTGCTAATGGTGCAATTGACGGCGAAGATGTTAGGGCTAGACTAATTGCAGATAAAGATAGTGGTTACAATGGCATGGAGTTAGAAGTTGATCAGGAACTTGAAGATGATCAGCAGGAAATTTCTAGGGATGGGAAAGATGCTGAAGAGCACTGGATAACAACAGAAACCGGATCGCACTTGCTTATAGAAGGTGAGGGCGGCGAATATACCGTCAAAGGTGGGGCTGGTGGAAAGTTGAATGGTCAAAAAGTTTCCCCAAAATCAATGAGCGCCCCTTATATTCCTAAAACAAAAGGATCTAATCAACTTCCTGAATTAAAAAAACAGGTTGCTGAAGCTAAAAAAGATTCTCCGTCATCAAAAGGTGGTTTTGAAGTTAAAAGAGAAACACAAAAAGCGCTTCTTCTTACTAAGGAAAATAAAGAGTTTTGGATACAAAAAGGCTGGCAACGAGAAGATGGATCATTAACCCCAGCAGGTGAGCGGGCTTTTAAAAACGCCCCAACAAAACAAGAGACTGAAAGGCAATATAAAGAAAAGAAAGAAAAACAAGAGGCTTCACATAAAGAAGGATTTTCATTTTCTAAACCGGCTTGGGAGTCAGAAAAGGCTATGGGTTTTGATTTAACTGTTGCATGGACATCAAGTGTTGCTAAAAAAGTTAGGGTTTTTATACCAAAATCTCAAATTCAAACTAATGGAAATATCCCATCGTGGTTGATAAAGGCTAAATTGTCAGAGATACAAGAAAGCCTACCTTCTGGGTATTTTATTGAGCATGGCGGCGGAATAAAAGGAATAGATATAGGCGCGTCCTTTGATTCGATGGACGAAATATCTTCGGAAAAAATTTACACATTGGTAGATGGAAAGCTATTACAAGTTGACCTTGAGCTTGAAGACGACGAGGAAGAGATTGCGGGAAGCGGAAAAGACGAAGACGAAAAATGGATAACTGTTAATGGAAAGCATGTGCAGATTAATGGCGAAGGAGAGATAATAAAGGGGAACATTGGTCAAAAATCTGTATCAAAAAAAGAATATAGGGTTGACGAAGAGGTGGAAACAATTGAACCACCACATCAAGTTAGAGATAATAAAAAATTAGATGAACTCGTTTCAAAAATGAAAGAACATGGTTGGCAAGGAAGGCCAATTCTAGCATGGGAAGATGGAAGTGGCGGACAATTTGCCCTTACTGGATCGCATAGAATAGCAGCCGCTAAAAAGGCAGAAATAGACATACCAATACAGATAATAGATGGAGTAGAAGATTACGAAAATTCTCAAGGGCATACTATAGGTGATATGGATACCGACGAGGAAAGATATGAATTTATAAAGGAGTATGGAGATAAAGAGGCCACCAGCTTAATGAAAGAGGAACTGGAAGAGAACGATAAATAAAACAATATTTTTAGTGAATAAAATAATCAGGGAATTTTTCTTTAAAATTATAAGCAACTTTATTGGTGATTTTATCCTTGCCGTGAATCAGACGGTTAATGTAGGCCACCGAATATCCCGATATGCGGGCAACTTCGGTTTGCGAACCATATCTATTACAGAGAAATTGGAGTTCTTCGGACGTCATGCTATTGACTCATTTTCAACAAGGATTTCTTTAAATTCTTCAAGGCTCATAATGTAAGCAGGACATTCTGCATCGGTAGTTTCCCAATTACCATTTTCATCTTTGTAAAATTGACTGTGCTGTGCATTTAAATCGTCAACTGATTCTATTGCGTCCTTTTCATTTTCAAAACCAAAAACTAATAGCTGTTTGCTATGTGAAACTACAAATTTAACAGTATTGATATCGGCTTTATTGTCAAATACGAAAGTCATGATTTTATCCTTCTATTCCTTTTTAATTTCCGGCCTCGTTCATCGCTGCCTATAACTGGATAATATCATAATAATATCATAAGTCAACAACAAATATCATAATAATATCATAAAATGAAGTTGACGAAGAAGCAGCTACGAAAGATAAGGGCGAATAAACCTCAAACGATTCAAGGCTCGCCTCTTAATCCTAGTGCTATTTCTGCCATACGTTACCGTACTAAACTTGATAGACTTATCACAGAAATGACAAATGCCACCATGTCGGCAGTAAGAAAGCTTTATAATGCAGAACCAGCGCAACAGTATTTTGCACAAGATGATAAAAGCATCGTTGCCGAAGCCAAGCGATTTTCAAGCGAATTACAGAAACAGTTCGAGGCATTATTCTCGGACAAAGCAACGACCTACGCAACCGAAATGGTTGATGATGCGAACAAGGCCAGTGCGTCCGGGGTTAAGATCAGTTTACAACAGCTCACAGGTGGGTTATCGCTCCCGACTACAGGACTTAATGGAGAGATAGGAGAAGTTCTCAAAGCTTCGGTTGCTGAGAATGTAGCACTCATAAAATCAATACCAATGCAATATCTTGAACAGGTGCAGGGCGCAGTACTGCGCTCAATAACCAATGGTCAAGGGCTGGCTGACTTGGTGCCATTTCTCGAACAGCAAAAAGGTATCACGTTACGCCGCGCAAAGATGATAGCACATGATCAAACGCGCAAGGCATACAACAATATTAGCAAGGGCAGGTTGCAAGCGGCAGGATTAAAAAAGTTCGAGTGGTTACACACGGGCGGCTCTAATCATCCTCGTAAAGAACATATTGCGATGAATGGTAACGTTTACCGCTTTGATGACCCGCCAATAATTGACATAAAGACAGGCCAGCGCGGCATACCGGGCGATGCCATAAACTGTAGATGTAGAATAAAGCCAGTAATTGAATTTGAGGATTAGAATGCCATTAGGAAAAGGTTCAAGCGAAGCCACTATTTCGGCAAATATCGCCGAGCTCGTGAAGGCTGGACATACTCAAAAGCAAAGCGAGGCCATAGCTTATAGCGAGGCTGGTAAGGATGCGCAAACGCAAGGCGAAGGCGGAATAGTCCGCGGTGGTAGTAAATCTGATGTTGAAGTTAAGACAACAGGTGATACAGATTCAAAGCGTGTCAGCGATACTAACGGATGGTACGAAATCAAAGACAATCCCCTTAGTAAGGTTGGTGTTTTTCCATACTCAGGTGCAAGTATTGGCGCACCTAATCCCGGTGAAATCTACAATGTATATCGCCCTGAAGAGGAGCTTGCTTCGTATGAGGCGCTCGAATCATTCAAGCTTGTACCATTTATCAATGACCATGTAATGCTCGGCGCTAGTACGGAAGGTTTAACCCCTGCCGAACAGAAGGGCGTTGAGGGAATAATAGGCGAATCTGTTTATTACAAAGACGGCATTTTATACGGAAATATCAAGGTTTTCTCAGAAAATCTTGCTGAATTAATTGAAGCAGGAAAGAAAGAATTATCCGCCGGATATCGTTGTGTTTATGAGATGGTATCGGGCGTATGGAATGGCATTAAGTATGACGCGATTCAAAGAAACATCAGGGGTAATCATCTTGCCCTTGTTGACCAAGGTAGGATGGGTAAGGAAGTATCTGTACTCGATCATTTTAAAATAACATTTGATGCAAAGGATTTGCAAATGGCAGAAGAAAACAAAAAAGAAGACCGTTTAGAAAAGGTTCTGGATTGGGCTGAAAAGCGCATGGCAAAGGATGCTATGGAAGAAGAAAAGGAAAAGAAAAAAGCAGAAGATGCTGAAGAAGATAAAGAGAAAAAGGCCGAAGATGACCTTTCAATTGGTGAAAATGGCCAAATGAAATGTGCTGATGATCTTGAAGATGATGAAGAAAAAAAAGACACTAAAGACAGCGACATTAAACGCGATGAAAAAGTTGAAGGTGTTAAGAAAACTGAAGGAATGGATGCTGCATTTAAGAAAGTAAGTAAAGAACTTGCTGATTTTAAAAAGAGTAGCACTAAAGCAATCCTTGCAGAAGTTAGTGCGCGCGATGCGCTGGCGAGTAAGTTATCAGCCCACATCGGAACGTTCGACCATGCGGACAAAACACTTGCAGAAGTTGCTTCATATGGTGTTAAGAAGCTTGGGATTGAATGCGCTGCTGGTAACGAACATGCAGTTCTGGCTGGTTATCTTCATAATCGCAATGTGTCAACAGTCGGTTTCGCTGCTGATTCTTCCGCGACCAAGAAATCTGGCTTGCTGAAGAACACTCTTAAAACCATCAACAATTAAGGATTAATCATGTCTTTTCAAGCACAAGTTAATATTTTTACCGCTCTCGGTATCGTAGGTAATCAGGCTGATGATAGCCCCGTTCGCGCTCAAACATGGAATTTATATTCTAATGGTCAGGCGCAATCAATTGGTTATGCATTTACTAAATCATCTGGTGGCAATCCAGCTCCTATTTATCCTTCGGCGAGTTCTATGCTTGCTGGTACGGCTCAGGTAGGCGGTGCTGCTCCTGCTGAATTTGCTGGTATTTTAGTAAATCCACTCGAACAAACATTATGGGGAACTTCTGGAGTTGGTACTGCGCTTTCACCATCATTGATTTTACCAGATTATTCAATCGGCGCACTTGCAACATTCGGTCAATTCTTCGTGAGTTTGGCTTCAACTGCGCTCGTTGGAAATCTTGTTTTCTACGATAACACAACTGGTGCTCTTGATAGCGTATTCCCCACATCTACGTTTACTGGTGTTGTTTCGACAAACACACTCACAGTTTCAGCATTCGTTGCTGGCGGCGCTCCAATTCGCGTTGGTACAGCAATATCTGGTACTGGCGTTGACGTTGGTACAGTGGTTACTGCTCTTGGTTCTGGAGCTGGTGGTAATGGTACGTATACGGTTAATGGTGAAGCGACTGTTTCGAGCACGACAATGACAGGTAATGCTGTTGCTGCATCTGGTAAGACGTTCGTTCCTAAATGTATCGTAACTCGTTATGACGTTGCGGCGGCTTCTAGCATTGCTGCTATTCAATTGTCTAATTAATAAGGATTAAAAAAATGCAACACAGTGAAATTCACTCACATGTATATGGTGAAAAAGCTCGCGCCCTTAAGGCCGGTACAGACTTCGCGCTTGACGAATACGAAGACTTATCTAGCTTCGGCGTAGGTGGTTATGATGAGATTGCCCACATGGCGCGTATCCACCCTAAATACGCTAGAGAAATTACGCATGGCTTCGGTATGGATGCTATACAGCAGCCAGTAACCACGATGAGTAATGCGGTTCCTTTACAGTTCCTACAAAACTGGATGCCTGGTCATGTTGCAATTGCAACGGCAGTTCGTCAGATCGATCTTCTTACGGGGATTATGACAATTGGGTCATGGGAAGACGAGCAGATCATTATCCGCACAATGGAAATGACAGGTACGACTACACCATATAGCGATACTTCAAATACCCCACTCACAACATGGAATCCAAACTATGTACAACGTACTGTTGTTAGATTTGAAGCTGGAATGATGGTTGGTCGTTTGGAAGAGGCCCGTACTGCTCGGATTCAGGAAAATAGCGCGGCACTTAAGCGTGATGGTGCTACTCTGAACTTAGCAATTCAACGTAACGTTATCGGGTTCTATGGTTATAATTCAGGCCATAATAACACCTATGGCATGCTGAACGATCCCAACTTGCTGTCATACAACAACGCTTATACCGACCCTGTAACCTCTTCGACTCTTTGGAGTGATAAGACATTCCAAGGTATCATTCAGGACATTCGCTTAGCTGTTGCAGGCCTAGCTCTCCAGTCACAAGGGCTTATCAATGATAAGACGCCGATGACGCTGGTACTGCCTACGAACATCGTTCCGTATCTGAATGTTACGACTGATTATGGTATCTCCGTTAAAACATGGTTGAAAGATGCTTACGGCAATATGAGAATCGAAAGCTGTCCTCAGTTTGAGCAGGCTAACGGCTCGGCTAACGTATTCTATCTGTATGCTGATAGCGTTGAAGATGGTTTGTCAACTGATGATAACCGCACATGGTTACAAGTTGTTCCTGCTAAATTCCAAGTAGTTGGCGTTCAACAAATGACTAAGGGTTATAAAGAAGACTATACAATGGCAACTGCCGGTGTAGTATGTAAGCGTCCTTACGCCGTGTATCGCGTGACAGGAATATAATTTACTATACAAATCAGTAACTTAGGTAATACTATGACTAATCACGTTTATTCTACAATGTCGGCTGATGTTACTTATCATGCTTATGTTAATGTTGCTGGTCAAGCATCGTCACGCAAAAGTGTCTTAATTAATGGCGGTTCCGCTGTTGCCAATAAGCAGCTTTATACTCCGATGGGTGTTCGTACCGAAGTTAGCGATGAAGACCTTGAATTGCTCAAAGCTGACAAGGTTTTTTTAGCGCATATGAACAACGGATTTATCAAGATCGATACTAAAAAGATTGATCCTGAAAAGGCCGTTGCTTCTGGTATGGAAGTTAGAGACAAATCAGCACCCAAAACTCCTGAAGATTTTGACGAATCTGTGCAAGCAGAATCTAAAAGCTTCGGTGGCAAAAAGGGTACTAATAAGCCGTTAGAATAGGGGGGTAAATTGTGACCTTAATAACACTGGATATAGTGGCGTTTCGGGCGCAATTCCCCCAATTCGCTACCATTGCGACTATTTCTGATGCAACGATAACTGCTCAATTCGCGGCTGCAACCAATTATGTCAGTGACCAATATGGAAGTTGGTATAATAATTGCAACGCGAATTTGCAGATTCAAGCTCTATATTTAATGACGGCGCACCTGTGCGCTATCACGCTCAATATAGCCGCTGGGACGGTTGCAGGTGTGCTTACTGCTTCGACAGTTGACAAGGTGTCAATCACGCTTGAACCGCCTCCGCTTACTAATCAGTGGCAATATTGGCTTGCGACCACGCCATATGGTCAACAACTTCTTGCCATGTTTCAGGTTAATGCAGTCGGCGGTATGTATTTTGGCGGAAGGCCAGAGCTTGCCGCATTTCGTAGGGCGTGCTGGGGATGGTAGAAAATAAAGCCTTTGCTGATTTGCTAGTGCGGATATACGCACTGGGCACAATGCAAGGTAGCGTGGGCTGGTATGAAGATAAAAAATATCCAGGCGGTATGCCTGTTGCGGAGGTGGCCCAAATGCAGGAATTTGGTACGGGAACAATTCCAGCGCGGCCTTTCATGCGCCCGGCGATAATCAATAATCAAAAGAAATGGGAAGAGAATATCAACAAGGTTTCAGGGCAGGTTGTCAAAGGCAATCTTACCGCAAAAACTGGCATGGATGTTATTCTCGAAGCTGCGGCAAGTGATGTTGTTGAATCTATCAAAGCGGTTGATTCTCCACCACTATCACAAATAACGCTAGGAATAAGAAAATACAAACAGCAGGGAAAACAGATAACTGGAAAGACTGTTGGTGAAGTTGCTGCAAGATTAAAGGCAGGTACGCTTGATGTTAGCGGCGTATCCACTAAGCCCCTAAATGATACAGGCAATATGATTGCCACATTAACATTTCATAACGATACAAAATAATGATCCCACAAAATCTGTTAGGCGCTGCTCTATCGATTATCGGTAAGCAATCCTTTCAGTATGTGCGCGTGCTGCCCCGTTCGATTAATTCAGTTGGAATGTTCATAGAATCCTATGCAACCCCTGTGAATGTTATGGGGAGTGTACAGGCAATACCACGCAATTTAAATGAACAATACGGCCTTGATTTTCAGGCAAGCTTAAAGACTTTCTACATATCCCAATACGTCAATGACATTCACCGCAATACGGCGGGCGATCGATTTTATTTTGCTGGCGAAATTTACCAAGCCTTATCGGAAACTGATTGGGTGCATATTAATGGGTGGACTGGTGTAGTTTGCGTACACATACCAGGTGGATGTCCGGCATGTTAGATAATCAATTAATATCGCTCGTCATTGCAACCATTATTGCGGGCGAGGCTAATGCTGGCATTCCAAACACCCCAATAGCGCAGGCATTCCAGCCGCGAACTCAGGGAGTTAATAGCACTCCAACTGGATATATGTTCAAAGTTGGAGATAGGCGTTATGGATTTCCAGAGCGTACCGATGTGTACGATTCGATAACTGGTGCTGATATTCATACAGAATTACAGGTATATGAAACCACGTTCCAAATGGGCGTACTATCAATACAAGATCCGACCAACACAGCGCAATATACAGCATCTGATATAGTCAACCTAATAGCCCATATCATGCAAAGTGATGCTACGGTGGTTACTCTGATGGCTAATAGCGTCGGAATCCTGCGCGTTGGCGAAGTTCGCAACCCATATTTTACCGACGATTATAATCGTTACGAAGCCCATCCTAGCTTTGATTTTACCCTTACTCACAACCAAATCATTACCTCTACTACGCCAATAATTAACACGGCAATCTATAACATTTATCGTATCTAAAGGATTAAAAAATGGCAATTTCTCAAACCCGGTATGTTGATATAACATCTGGCGTAGGTGCTGGCTCGCCTTCACTAACGCGTGATCTTATCTTGCGTTTGTTTACTAGCAACCCACTTGTTCCAACGGGCGAGGTAGTTACATTCTCAAATGCAACTGATGTAGGAACATACTTCAACACAACATCGACCGAGTATTTGAGGGCTGTATTTTATTTCGGCTGGGTGAGTAAGAATATTACAACACCACAGGCTATCAGCTTTTATAATTATAATGCCGATACTGCGACAGCTTCATTGATATTTGGCGCTCCTGCTGTTTATTTACTTTCTACATTTACTGCAATTTCGGCTGGCAATTTAACCCTAACGATGGGTGGATTTACCCATACATTATCATCTATCAACTTATCGGGTGACGCTTCTCTTGCGGCTGTTGCAACAACACTAACTGGCGTTATTCAGGCATACTCTGCTGGTGGTGCCGCATGGACGGGAGCGGTTGTAACTTACGATGCAACACGCGGTTGCTTTGATTTAGTTTCTGGTGCGACGGGAGTTGATACTATTGCAGTTACCGCATCGTCATCACCTGACGTTGCTCCTGCTCTTGGCTGGTTAACAGGTGCTATTTTGTCTAATGGATCGGCAGCACAAACTGCTGTTGCGTGCTTTACTGCATCTGCCGCCCTCGATAATAACTTTGGTTCATTCGCATTCGTTCCCACGCTTTCAAGCGCGTATATCCTTGCGGTTGCTGAATACAATTATACGCTTAACATTGAATTCCTTTATACTATTCCGGTATCAGCCGCAAACGCCTCTGCGTATAGCGCAATGCTGCTTAATATTGGTGACTGCTGCCTCACGCTCGCACCATTATCAACAGAATATCCAGAGCAAGTGCCAGCGATGATTCTTGCTGCTACTGACTATACGGCGATCAATAGCGTGCAGAACTATATGTTCCAACAGTTCAACCTCACGCCATCGGTTACAACAGACGCTAATGCTAATCTATATGACGGCCTATTAATTAACTATTACGGCCAAACACAAGAGGCCGGCACGCTCGTTTCATTCTATCAGCGCGGTGTAATGTATGGCTTGTCAACTGATCCTAGTGACCTGAATGTTTTTGCTAATGAAATGTGGCTGAAGGATGCTATTTCCGCGCAATTGATGGCGTTGCTATTAAGTGTGGCGAAGGTATCAGCTAATGCTTCCGGTAAAGCGCAGGTGGTTACAATTCTTCAGGCTGTTATCAATCAAGCATTGATCAATGGTACCATTTCCGTAGGGAAGCCGCTCGATCCCCTTCAGCAGCTTTATATAACTAATGCAAGCGGAAGTGCTACGGCATGGCAGCAAGTGCAAAATAGCGGCTATTGGTTAGGTGTTGCTATCCAGTCATATGTTGTTGATTCTCTGACTCAATACAAGATCGTTTATACGCTTATTTATAGCAAAGATGATGATATCCGCTTTATCCAAGGCACTGACATTTTAATTTAAGGTAGAATATTATGACACAAAATATTTCAGGTTTTGGGGCGGTTGTTAGTATTGTCGCCTCTAATACATTCCCTAGTGGATTGGCCATCACTCAGTTTTCTGATGATGCCGACCCCTTAGCGATTGGTGCTATTGCTATTGCCGAAAGTGCAATGGGGCTGAATGGTGATTTAATCATCTGGTCA